TATTCATTAAAATAACCCCGCTTGTTTAGCACCTGCCGCTGCCGACAAGCCCGCTACACCCAAACCTAATATAGACTGAGCGGGTGATACGCCACCACCTGATTGTTGTGAGATTGCCATCTGACTAGACGGCGCACCCTTATAAATGTCTGATAAGAAACCTACACGCTGATAAGGCTCGTATTGCTGCTCGACTTGTGTCTTACGAGTAGCTTCCAGAACCGCCTGATCTTGTGCCTGCTGCTGTTTACCAACATCGAAGATAAATCCAGCTTCTTTCTGACCCAAGTTTTGTTGTAGTTCACCCAAGGCACCTTGACGTAAGCCAAGCTGACTTAAACCTTCACCCTGCTGAAGCGCAAGCTGACCGTAACTTGTTCCAAGACCAGCAATACCTTCGCCCATTCGGCCTTGTAGCTCGGAGCCTTGTAAACCAAGAGCGCCACCTGCTTGTGAACCTTGCATAGCCATTTGTGCTTGGCTTTGACCCAACTGACCAGATTGACTGGCCAACTGACCCGCCAGTTGTTCGGCAGATATACCAAGTTGTGCTGCTCTGTTTGCAATGTCCGCCTGCTGGTTTACACCCTGCATGGCTAACGCGCCTGTTTGTTGGCCTAATTGACCAGCTAACTGCGCGGCACTCATGCCTGTTTGTGCCGCAAGCGATTGTAGGTTCATACCTGTTGAAGCCAGCGCGTTTGCATTGGCTGACGCCATTTGCTCTGCACTTAAACCTAACTGACCGGCCTGATTCAGAGCCGCTAGACCCATCTGACCGCCTTGCTGTGCGCTTGCCTGTGCTAATTGTGCTGCATTTAGGCCCATTTGAGCGCCTTGTTGCGCTCCAGATTGACCGAGTTGTGCTGCCTGCATTCCAAGTTGAGCGCCCTGTTGCGCGGACTGTAAACCAGATTGCGTAATAAGCTGTTCAGCCGACATTCCTGTCTGAGCCTGTTGATTAATCAACTGACCCGCAAGTTGTTCGGCTGAAATACCCATCTGCGCCGCTTGTCCAGCCAATTGGCCTTCTAACTGTGATGCGCTAATACCAAGCTGACCCGCTAATTGTTGTGCAGATATACCTGTTTGAGCTTGTTGTTGAGCCGTGGTCGCTGCTAATTGTTCAGCGGATAAGCCTAACTGACCTGCTTGCTGTGAGGTCGATGCGAGTAATTGTTGTGCGGAAAGACCTGTTTGAGCCTGCTGATTAATCAACTGTCCGGCTAACTGCTCCGTAGAAATACCCATTTGAGCGGCTTGTCCAGCTAACTGACCCTGCAATTGAGCAGAAGACATACCAAGCTGACCGGCTAATTGCTCGGCAGATTGACCTAACTGGCCTGATTGAGCCAAGTTTGAGGCGGCAAGCTGTTCCGCGGACAATGCTTGTTGTCCTACGTTTAAAGCACCTTGTTGTGCCATTTGCTCGGCAGACATACCCAACTGACCCGCTTGAGCCAAGTTTGAAGACGCTAATTGACTTGCACCTTGCGCCAACTGACCTTGCTGACCAAACGCTGACAGGCCTAATTGACCGCCTTGCGTTAAACCTTGCTGCGCCAATTGTTCTGCGGACATGCCGGTAGTAGCCGCCAATTGCTCGGCAGATAGTCCCAATTGACCTTGTTGTTGCGCTGTTCGTGCCGCAAGTTCTTCCGCAGACAAACCTAGTGTACCAGCGGCCTGTGCTGCTGCCATACCTGCCTGAGAACCTTGAGCCCCCAGTGCGCCAGTAAGTTGTGCGGCTTGTTGAGCCCTAGCTTGTTGTGATTCAAAGGCCTGTTGCGCTCTTTGTGAAGCACTTTCAAACCCTTGCTGACGCATACCGGCAGCGGTACGACCCTGCTGTTCCAGTATGTTTCTTTGTAATTCTTGTTCGGCTACCGCCTGACGTGATCCGCCAAAGGCACCAGCGCCAACTGCTTGTGCGCCAACTTGATTAGCTTGAATATTACCCGCACGTTGAATATCCGCTAAAGCTTGCTGAACGGCGGCATCTTCATATTGATTCATAAACGAACCAGCCGAAGCAGGATCGTATGCACCAGTAGTACCGGCTAAACCAGCAATACCTGATTGTGCTGTTTGTGTTCCTAACGCGCCAGCTTGTTGTAAAGCTTGTGCAGCATCGGATGTGATGCCCCTAGCGCCGGAAATTGCGGTTTGAGTCTGCTGTGCAGCCTGTTGTGCTGCTGTTTGTCCACCTGATCTAGCTTGTCCTGCAACATTTCTAGCCGCTGTCGCAACATCGTCAATTCCGCCAATAGCTTTTTCATAAGCGCCTATTCCGCCAGCACCAGCAGCTTGTGCGTCTGTTCTAGCTTGTCCACTTACTCCACTTAAACCCTGACTAGCTTGTTGGGCCGCGAGCCGTGCTGCATCGGTAGCACCCGCTACACCTGCACCTGTTTGTTGAGCCGCGAGCCGTGCTGCGTCGGATACACCACCTAAACCTGCCGCCGTTCCAGCCGCACCTAGTCTTGCACCTAGTCCTGCTTGAGCAGCAGCATCTGCACCGGCTAACCCGGCTGCGCCAAGAGCTTGTTGTCCACCAGCCGATTGGGCTCGTGCGGCCTGAATGGCTGCGTTTGTTGCAGTGCCTGCTTCTTGTGCCGCTTGTAAACCGCCAATACCTGCTTGTGTAAGACCTGCACCAGCGCCAGTAACGGCCTGACGTGCATTTGCAATAGCGGCAGCAGAATCTGTACCTGATTGTAGAGCCGATGCTTGCGCTCCCGCGCCCGCGGCACGAGCTTGTTCTTGCGCAGTCCCAGCGGCAGAGCCTAAATCGGTTTGTCCAGTAAGAGCTTGTTGTCTTGCATTAGCCGCTACCGTTCCTAAATCCTGACCGCTTTGTTGGGCAAGTGCCCTAGCGTTTAAAGCTTCTCGCGCCGCGGCACTTAAACCAGTTTGTCCGGCTGTAGCCGTTTGTTGTCCGGCTAAAGTGGCAGCATTAAGGCCTGTTTGACCAGCGGTTGCTGCTTGTTGCGCGGCAGCAGCCGCCTCGTTTAAACCAGTTTGTGTAGCACCCGCTTGCGTTAAACCTGCTTGACCTACTGTAGAGGCCAAGTTCCTAGACGCTTCATCAACAGCCCCTAAACGAAGTTTTTGTTCTGTTTCCCGACCAGAATATCGCGCATCAGCAACAGCTTGACCCGCTACGGTATTTGCCGCGGTGTTAGCTGCAACGGTATCTGAAATTACGCTGGGAATGTTAGCTGCGGCAGTACCAAGAGCAGTTTGACCTCCGCCCGCTGCTGTTCTACCGCCCAGTGCGGCGGCATCCAAAGCATTTTGTGCGGCGGTCGTTGCCGTGCCGCCCGCAGTAATAGCACCAGCAATCCCTGTTTGTGCCGCTTCAATTTGTCCGGGTATGTTAGCCGCGCCTGCGGTCATAAGTGCTGACGCTTCATCTTGGAACGGTTTGGCGTTGGTCATCACACCGCCCATGGCGGTCTGTGCGTCACCTAGCGTAAAGCCAGCTTCTTGTAAATAAGGTTGATAACCGCCAATTCCGGCTTCTGCTAATTCAGTTGCCTTGATTTGTAGGCCGGACATTTCCGCGACCATATAGGGCGGAATAGTTTGTCCTTGGTCAGCGAGAGCTTTTGCAGATTGTAAGAGACCTAGTTTATACGCCTCAATTTCCGGTGCTTCGCGGACTATCTGTGTGGATTGTTCAGCCATTACGCCGTAGCCCTCCCACGGCTCTCAAGATTACGCATTACTGAATACATATTCTGGATTCCGTTGTTAAGATTTCCGTTTCCTAAACCACGTACTGCATCGGTAGTCATTACAAACTCACCGGGCATCAACATGGCTCGAACGCTATCCTCACCCGGAGTACCTTCAGTAGGGGCAATGCCGCCTGTGCGGCGCGGGAAGATTGGTCCACCCTCTGCGGCTGTCACGTAAGGACGTGCAAATGGTCCGCCGGGGGTACTATTTACTAAATTATTCTGTGGGTTTAGTGGAGGTAACACCGCTACTTGTTCAGGTGGTGCATAACCTACTAAATCTTCTTCTTCAAAAGCAGTTTGATTACCAACAGCCTCGTATTCACCAGTTTCTGGATTCAACTGCAACTGTCCCAAGTTATGTACAAGGTACTTACCGGGATCAGCGTCGATCAGGTCTCTACCTGTAGTAGGTGTACCGTCAGGGTTGTAGTCTATAAAGTTAGCTTGCTCTATTTCAGGGACATCAAAGAAGCCTGCACCCGCCGCACCCACTGTTCCAAGCGCCGCCATGGGGCCATATCGTCTAAGTAAATTAGGTGTTAACTCAGAAGCAACCAGCTTTGCGCCTTCTAACTGAGCGGCGGTTGCATTTACCGGGTTTATACCTTGATCTGCTAAAACGTCAGCGGTACTGGTACTACCGGGGAAGAAAGCGTTTTTCATGCCTTCTCCAAAGCCGATGTCATCTCCGGGGGTCAAAGCGCCTTTCACACTTTCGTAAAAACCCGGTGGTTCGGTCAGTCCACCCGCAGCAGTTTCCGCAGCAGTTTCAGTACCTGTTTGTACTACGCTTTCAGAAAGTGTCGTACCCGCTTGCGCTGTTCCACCTGCACTTACTTGAGGAATATTTATACTTTCGCCTGCAATAATCATATTGCCTTTAGCGTTGGCGGCGTAAATATTTGGATTAGCGTCTAAAAGAGCGTCTACCGTAGTGCCGTTGTCGGCGGCAATCTGACCTAACGTATCGCCTGATTTTATTGTTTGAGTGGTTGCGTTTGGCGACACTGCGTCGGCGGCATTGATAAGTTGCCCGGTCGGGTCAGCAGCGGCATAAACAGAATCAAAGAAACCCCCTACTGAACCGCTAGTAGCACCTTCGGCCAATTGCGTTCCAAATTGAGATACACGGCCAATTGGATTAGATGCCGCATTAGACACGTTTTCCATAAAGGAACCCGTACCCTTAAATCCTGCGGTTACACCACCTATTGCTCCCGAAATTAAAGCTGACTTGAGGGCGTCTTTTATACTACCGCCCTGTATTAGCGTTCCGATACCTGAACCAAGTGCTGCACCGTAGATTGGTCCCAAAACAGGGACCATAGCTAGTGCTATTGGTAAGATAATAGGCGCGACTTTCTTGACGACTTTAACAACCGCCTTAACCACTTTCTTAATAGCCTTACCGATACCTTTAAATAGTTTCTTTAAAAAGAACTCAGGTAGGCCTGTTGTAGGGTTAAGATCGTTAGCTTCTGCGCCAACAACATAAGCTTCAGGGTCTTCAACCCCGGCTTCTGTAAGAATATCGTAAATACGTTGCTTCATTACCTCGTCTTCGAGGAATTGTGCTGGGATGACTAATTCACCCTCTGCAACGTGGGCCAGCATGTTGTCTTCGTTTCGACCATACTTCGCCATGCGCTCTGCAAGCGCGGGAAATTGTGCTATACCGTTGTCACCAAACTCTTCTTTAGCATCGACTTCGGAATCATCTCCGTAAACTTCTTCGAGTTCGTCATCTTCCATGACAAAATCGCCAATACCACCGGTCGGGACTTCCAGTTCTTCTAATTCTTCGGTTTCTTCAACCTTTAATGCTTCTTTTGCCATTATCCCGCTCCACCAGTAATGCTTTCAGGCATGGTTACCTGTATTATTGTACTTCGGTTCTCTCCTCCAGTCCATGAAGAACCACATTCAGGGCAATTCCCGCTCGGATATGACGCTATTTCCTCCGGAGTATCTACCTTATTAGTACAGTTAGCACAATGTACCATGTCTGTGCTAGTGGAAGGTTTCCACTGGCTGCCATCCGGCATATTAATTACTGTTCCATCACTCATTATGTTGTCACCGTGACGTTACCCACGGCCCCCGCTGCTTGTGATCCTCTCAGGTACGGCTTGTTAGCTACAGTGATGCGCAATTCGTCGCCGTACTGAAAAATACCACCAAGAGGAAGGTTATAGTTGTCGGTCTGTAAGTTTGGCAACGTCAAAGCTGACGCCTGCCACGGACCGGGGTTGTTTACTTGTTGTAGAAAAACCGAGAAGGCACGAGTAACCTCTGCCATATACTCTGCATTGTAATCAGAGGGGGCATTTGGGAATAGTGGTTGTACTAAGCCTCTACTCATCTACGTCCATCCGGTCTTAATTCAACACGCGGTGTTCCAAGTCTCCACTCAACACCGGTATTGTCTGATTCTATTTTTAACGCAAACGAACGACCGCGCATTCGGAGCCTTACCTGATCGGTAAATTGCTCAACAGGCACAGTAGAACTGCGAATTACGTTGCTAACTGTTGTTTGATCGTAGTCAGAACCCGGAAAACGTCTGGTTTCAAGGGTAAAGTCCACGTTTGGAGAGGGTGAGCTTGACCCATCAAACGTTACATCAGGGATAAGCTTGCTTAACAATACAAAGTTATCGCCTGCACCAATCGACATCTGACTGCTCTCTATGTAAGAGCTAATAGCGGCTGGTGGGTTTACACTGCCGTCATCTTGACCAAATTCATGGTAGTAAAGGTAGCCGTCAGAGCTTGCCGCAATAGGGTATTGACCAATACCTCGGTCAATCCACGCTGTTCTGGACAAGTTCCCGTAGTACCAAACCTGTTCTTGGTAGTTATAAACAACGTATTTATCAATATCTTGGTTAATTATGCCGTTAGTTACTGTTGCAGATGGATAAAACCACCATATTTCGGAAAAAGATGAATTTACGGCTGCGGTAACTTTCTCAGCTTGATCTTGGTTAAAATCGTTAAAAACGTAAGCACGTACAGAGCATGGTAACTTTTGCACCTGACCAGTATAGATATAGAACTCTTCTTCACCCATCCACATCACCATGTCATCTACCGCAATAGCTGACAAAGGACTGGCAATAGTAATGTTTTCGGAAATCATAGAGATACCGAACGTGAAAGGTGGTCCTAAATACTGCATGGCGTGTAGCGATTTATCGGTAAACACCAGTATTTGTTGCCGTGTTTCGAGGGCCGTGATTATCTCAGAACCCGTACCGATCCGCAGATCACCTGCCGTGTTAGTTGCTTGTGCAGACCAAACCAAAGGGTTTTCTTGGTCAGAAAAGCGAATAAGTAGTGGGTCTTGCACACCAATATCGTCTTGAGGATCACAACCAAACACGATGACGTGCCTGTCACGATCCGAAATCATGACCTGTTTAGCAATAGTCGGCGTAGTCGAGTCTGCGCCAGCCAGTGAGGAAAGCTCTACTGCACGAGCAAAAGGCGCTGAACTGGTAGATTTGTCCCAGTAGTAAATACCACCGTTACGAACGTTGATAATAAGGTCTTCACCAAAGTTGTCGTGGCTCCAGATACGCAAAATGTCGCCTACGGCAGTCAAGTTTGCACCCGAACCCCATGATCCACGTGACCATGTGCCTGCGCCCCAGCCTGTTCCGGCTACGGTCGTATCCAAACCGGATTGAATTTGGTAAGTGCCTACAATAGAACTACCGCCGTTACCGGTATCAGACCCGTTAGCTGCAACAAGTGTAGGGCTGTAAGCGCCATTAATAGTAATGTCGTTAAGCGAAGCAACTTCTCTAGCCAAAACTTCGTAGGAGTTATCGCCAATAATCCTAGATATTTGATACTCTTGGTTAAGAACATCAGCAGTTATGTTACCGCCAAGTGTTACCGCGCCACTAAAAGTAACAAAATCGTTTTCTTTTGCGCCATGGTTGGTATCAGCTACCGTCAAAGTAGATGATCCGTTGACCGCGGCAAACGTTACGTCACCCGCAGCAGTAGTCGCACGAATAGGGGTGATGTCGTTATAACCACCACCTTCGTTAATGTAGTATTTTAGATGCGTTCCGACACCCAAATAGCTTGCGCCATCTAGTGCAACGAATGGTTTTATTGCCCGGCAAGTGCCTAAAAAGCTTTTGCCTGAATACTTTTCCCACCCGCCTATCTTTTCAGGGGTGCCGAAACGAAACCTTACTTTGTCACAGTCAAACCAACCGCCCTCGTTTGTATACGAAGTGGTTTCTCTGTTTACTCCGGGCCTGAACTGTAACTTTTGTAAGGGCATATCATCCGTTCACTACTTCAGCTTCTTCAGCACTCTCCGCTTCAGCAAGAGACGCTGTGAGCATATTGACAAAAGCCTCGCGGCCTACGTTTAGCTGATCCATGTTAAAGCGTAGGCTTCCTAGCTTCTTATCCAGATCAGCAATGTGGTTAACCATCGCAACTTGTTGCTCGGTCAGGTCTTCAACGTTGTGTTCTACATCGTTGACAGTAATGGTTTTATTTTCATTTTTCGCCATTATAAGTCTCCTTATTTAAGTTAAATTAAGACGCCCAAGGCACCCCAGATTCAGTTGTTGCAGCAGCATCAATTTGCTTTTGCACTTTTGAATCACGGTCCGCTTCTACGCGAGCTTTAGCTTCGGCAGCGGTTTCGTCGCCTTCGATTAAGCTGTCGTATACCCAACCAAGAACATCGTTCTCTGTTAGATCAGCATACGGAATAAAGTCTGAAGCTGAAGCATCATATGTGCATCGCAGCTTGCCGCCTTCTGAAGCAGTGTAGGATGGAGTTCCATCGCTTGCCGCTACCATTGACCAATATACTAAAAAGACACCGCCATCGGCGTCCATGTGTTGCATGTCCGATACGGACCATGTGTTTGTAATTGCCATGTTTCTTTCTCCTTTAATGACAGTTTATGATTCTAAGTCCGCTACTCGCGCACGAAGGGTTTGAATTTCTTTAATTAACATTGGAACAAGTTTGCTGTAGTCCACAGCCATCATTTCGTCTGGGTTTTCTGGGGCTGATACAGCCTCTGGTGCTACAGTCTGTAGTTCCTGTGCAACCATGCCGTAGTCTTGGTGAGAGCCATCGGTTTTCCAATCGAACTTGCGTACTTGGATAGCGTCAATTAATTCACCGCTATCGTCTGCATCTGCAATATTTTCTTTTAGGCGTTGATCTGAAGATGTTCCATAAGTTGTAGTAGTTCCACTTACAGATATTGAACCTGCTTTTCCTGCTTGACCCGTTGCAAAAAACTCTAAGGCATTACCACCATTCGTAGTTGACATTGCAATTCGACCACTACGTCTTATTGCTATTCCATTACTAGCACCTGTATCAACAGCATTAAAAGATGTGTTATCAAATAATACAACATCATCTCCAGCATCTACTATAAGCATAGATGTTGAATTGTCAGACTCAACGCGGAAGTCTAAGTTGTTGCTATCTTCGTTAAAGACAGTACCTGTAGTGCCAGTCATGTGGGCAAAGTTTCTAAGCGTACCCCCATCTATAATATTAAATTGTAGTTGACCATCTTCTGTGCCATTACTTACATCTGAAACTACAGTAGTAAGCTCAACGTAGTTAGTCATATCTAAATTAGTATCATCATTACGGAAACGTATTTTCCCCATAATGTCGCCGTCAGATGGGACGTTACCCGCATCTCTAGTAAAGTCTAAAATTGGACCTTCATTACCGTCTGTGTCTGTACAAGCAAGAACAAGGTTTACACTATTATCTGTAGTTGCAACATTTAAAGTACCACCGAAGTCTGTGGATGTACCTACATTTACATGGTTAGCACCACCATCAACAAACAGCATATGGTCGTTGCCATCAGACTCAACGCGGAAGTCTAGGTTTGCACTTGTATCGTTAATTACAATTTCGGTGCTATCCGCATTAAAAACACTGCGGCTGTTAGTTTGATCCCATATTTCTATCTGACCGTTTACTACAGCACCATCGACAATTCGCCAGTTAGATGTAGTCGCACCAGTTTTCTGTATTTCAAAACCTACAATACTGTTTGCCGCAACTTCAGTTTTAACTAATGTGGTTCCGAGTGATTTTTCAACATGGAGTATTTCGTCGGCGGATTGAACGCCTATACCTACGTTCCCGCGATCTAACGTAAGTGTGTTGTTATACGCAGTGCCGTTGTTCTTGAGGTGGAACTGATACCCAACAACGCCGCTTGCGACTATCGCTGAGTCTAGCTCTAAGAAAAAATTATCTTCGCCAGAAGCATATGAACCCCTAAGTATGTTCGCGTTATCGCCAAACTGTATGTCTAAAGGTGCGGCAGGAGAGCTAGTAAAAACGCCCACACGATTATTTCCTGCATCAACAAACAGCGCATGAGTGTTGCTGTCAGACTCAACGCGGAAGTCTTGATTGCGGGAATCTTCATTAAAAATAACTTCAGATGCTTTTAACTGAGCGAGTTCTGCTGAGTCTACTTTCAAAGAAATATACGAACCAGCGGCTTCGTCATTGTGGTCAGCGGATATGAATAACGCCCCCGTGCCTGTTCCGCCATCAGTAAAAATCAAGGCATCTGCATTTGAGTCAGTATCCGTCATACTGATAGTAGGCGTATTATCAGAAAGCGTTAAGTCTTGTGCCACTACGCCAGTGCCAACAGTTAGCCCTCCATTAATTGTTATCGCACCGGAGCTTGATATAGTCATCCTTTCAGATGGAGTAACCGCTCCATCTGCGGTGGTTAAAAAAGCCAATGCCCCCGGCATATCATTTGCGCCGGGTGTTCCATTCACAGTTCCTATTATTTGTGCACCTATTTCTAGGTCAGTACCGTCCGACCCAAGAAAGCTAATTACTCCTAACTGATCACCGGATTGTACAATTGTTGTACCGCCAAGACCTGTGCCTCGACTCTTTCCCAAAGAAAGGTATGGTCCATTGACAGAGTTGGCGTTGCGAATAACGCTGGCGGAAGAGTTTGCCGCAGTTAAGCCTTCAACTTGTAGGGCGGCTGTAGAACCTACACTGCTACTTAAATTGGCTCTGGTGGTAGTACCAACACCAACCCTATCATTACCACCATCAACAAACAGCATATTAGCGTTGCCGTCAGACTCAACGCGGAAGTCTTGGTCTGCTCCACTTTCATTTAGTACAATAGAAGAGCCTGTAAAACTTGCTAACTCGTTGCCTCCATTAACTTCTATTTTCACAGGATTGTCTGCGGCTGGCGTAACAATCGCTGTTATACCACTACCGTCTCTTCGTCTTTCAATGTAAGAGGTTTCTGTATTTCCTTCATAAAAGGAAACTCTTGAAGCTGTTGTAGAACCAACACTTCCTGCGTTACTTATAGCAATTCGGGCAGGCCCTGCTACATCATTTCTTACAAACAACTCAGTTTGAGGGGATGATACGCCAACCCCGACCCGATTATTACCAGCATCAACAAACAGCATATTAGCGTTGCCGTCAGACTCAACGCGGAAGTCTAGGTCTGCCGAATCTTCATTGACTACAAGTTCTGTATTATTGATTCGTATTCTTGACGTATTTGTACCTGCAAGAATTGCGTTTATATCAAACCTTGTATCTTCTGAACCATCAGAAACATCAAGAGCATTAGCTAAAATTTGAGCGTATATAACATTTTCAGAATTATCATTACGCCCTGTAAATTCTAGTTTACCTAAAATGTCATTATCTGCCGGTGAAGCTGAATTTCTATATAAATTAAGATTAGGCCCCACACTTGCATCTGCATCTGTGGATATTAGTTGAAGAGTATCTGTATTATCAGCAGTTGTAATCACCATACCGTCAGAAGTCGTAATAACTCCATCAACTTGAAGAGTGCTCGCCATATCCACAGCACCAGAAGCATCTAAAGTAGTAAACGATCCCGCTGCCGCGCTTGCGCCTCCGATTACAGTGCCATCAATAGCACCACCACCTATGTCTACGGAGTTGGAAATAAAGTTGGTAATCGTAAAGTTTCCGGTACTGTTGGCAATCGTTGCCGCAGCCGTACCATCATTTGCAGAAATACTGCCTGTTTCAACGTCAGTAGCGTTAACTACGTCATCTTTGAGTAAAACACTGTCAATTGTGACACCGCTGCCCGCAGAGGTTTCGTTGATTGTATTGGTTTTAAGCGCCTGACCCGCAGTTACCTCCGGGTTGGTTGATCCAGACGTGGCTCCATTAGCTAGAACCTCGGCCCACGTATCGACCGTGCCTACCTGTGAATCTACATACGCTTTAATAGATTGCTGAGTAGCAAGCTTTGTGGCGCTATTAGACGCCATGTTGTCTTCGTCTTTAATGCCGGTAACAGTCGCGCCGTCACCTGCAATGTTTAAACTTGTGTTAGCAACAACCGCTGTACCGGTTACTGCTGCCGCTGTAGAACCACCAATAACAGAGTTATCAATAGTACCGCCGTTAATATCGGCAGTTGTAGCGGTTAAGGTGGGTGTGGTTATTTCAGTAGCACGTAATTTGGTGAAAACGTCGGTAACAGTGGCCGCACTTGCGCCACCACCATCAAACTTGACCACCATGTCAACGCCCGCAGGTACTTCAAGGTCCCTGCCAGAGTTGTAAGTGCCTTGGAAAAGTAAAATAGACCGGCTGCTTGCCAGACTATTTCTTACAAAAACTATTTTTTCAGCGTCATTTGGGTCAAGCTGAACAAAAACGTCGCCCCCTAGATCGCCTGAACTGTAAAATTCAATCCACTTATTGCGCCCATCAGAGGTCGCACCATTAGTGATTTGAAGTGCATTTGGTGATCCGGAAGAGCCTGCGCTAGTAAGCGTAACCCGCTCTGCGCCATTAATTGCTTGATCCAGAATATCGAAATTGACGTTTGTAGTATCACCCCATGTACCCGACTGCTCACCAGTGGCCGGTTTTTCAATACCGAGGTTAACTGTATAGGTACTTGGCATCTATTTTATCCTCACGCTGCTATTTGCGTCCAATTTGCGCTCTGGGTTGGTTCTTCCTCCGACCATGACGGCGACTGATTAACATCTATCTCACTATAACCCGGATTTTGATCCGGGACAATGTTAGAGTATACCAGTACATTTCCGACAACACCTGTTGCGCTGACTCCTATTACATTTATTACAGCATCACTTTCTACGGTGACACTACCGACTTGACCTGTTGCACTTACACCACCAACGTTAATTGTCTGTCCGGTTCTAACTGTTACCGAACCTGTGGTGCCTGTCGCAGACAAGCCTGTTACCGGTACATTAGCTTCGCCGTCTATAGTGGCGTCGCCTACCTGACCAGTAGCTTCAAGACCTATTGGGAAAACATTGGCTTTTGCAACAACCGTTACTGAACCAACGGACCCTGTGGCCTCAAGTCCTGTGACGGGTACAATTGCGCCAGCTACGACGCTTACGGAGCCTACTGCTCCAGTTCCCGACACACCCGTAACGTTTACGTTTGCATCTGCGGTGACCGATACGGAGCCTACTGCTCCAGTTCCGGCCAATCCGGTGACGGGGACATTCGCATCAGCAGTTATGCTGACCGAACCGACCTGCCCTGTTCCCGCTACACCTGTAACGTTAACATTGGCATCTGCCGTTGTAGTGACACTGCCTACTTGGCCAGTACCAGCTACCCCTGTTACAGATATGTTAGCCGCCGCGTTAATTGTTACGCTGCCAACACTACCTGTTGCTTGTAGTCCTGTGACCGGTACATTGGCTTCCGCCACAACCGTTACAGAACCTACAGAACCCGCAGCTTGTGGTAGCCCACTCTGGGACCACGGGCCTGCGCCCCAACCTGAACGGCCCCAGCCGCCTATTGGGACGATTACGTCAGCCATTACGCTATCCGTATAATCGCGTTACTTGCATCAGCAGTTGGAAAAACAATCGTAAAGTCACCTGCGGTGGATGTTTTGTCGCCGCCGAAGTCCAAAACTACAACAGTCGGATTGGTTACCGAAAGTGACGTAGTATTGGGTGTAGTATTATATATCAATGCCCCACGTGCCGTAATTGTTGCACTAGAGAACGTTTCGTCTTGAAAATCAGTTAGTGCCGTAGTTCCGGATGAAGTGGGATCAACGTTAGTTAAGGCCCCGCCACCCGCACTGTACCCTGTTCCACTCACCTCGTTTGAGGTCGTGTAAGCAGTAGTTGCCGCAGTGAAAGAGGCACTGTTTGTGTAAAGAGCAATTTTAAAAGTATCTCCCGAAGAGAGATCAAAGTCGTGGACACCGTACAATAGCTCTTTCTTGAACGATGTACACATGAAGTTTCCGCTGAAAGCCATGGTTACAGTCTCCTAATTAGTTCCGCAAGTTCTTGATTACCAGAATCAATAATTGCGTTGTACACGGTTGTTCTATCACTTTTAATCGCTTCACGCATGTAAAATTCTAAAACCTTTACAATGTGTTGACGAAAGGCGTGTGCTTGTGCCTGTATTGCAGGGTTTGCAGAATCACTAATAGATATAATCTTGTTAGCGCATCGCTCTGCAATTTCCTCTGGGGTGAAGCCCCGGTTCTGAGTGGTGTGTACTTCCACCTTGAAGTCAGGGTTCATGTCTAGTTCTAATGCTGGGAAGCTCATTGTTTCGGCCTCACTAGCATACCAGTGCGATAATCATCGGTTACTTCTTTGTTTTCACCCAACATTTTCATGCCGGTCATCGCTTCTGTAAATCTTTTTTCATACGCAGCCATTATATCCTGTTCACCCTTCATATAGATATATGCTTCAATTAAACTGCCATAAAGCATAGCCATCTGGGCGTTCTCACTAAGCCACGTTGTTCCAGAACCGGCTCCAGCAGTTAAACTTGCAGGTCTATAGAAGTAATGTAGCTCCACGGCCCTTGCTGCGTCGGGAGTAGGACCGATAATAAAATTATCAACGTCAAATACCGCATAAAAACGCGGATTACCCGTTGTTGCGGGGTTTGGGTTAAAGGATTGTACAAAATCAGTGTCCTTAAACTCTAAAAACGTCTTATCGCTGTTAGCGTCTACAAAAGAAAGAGAAAATGGTGCTAAAAAGTCACTAGGACAAGCCAAATACTGGTTTGCCTGCGTCATATTGCCGCTGACGTTCTTGCGAAACAGGCTCAACTGCACGTTTTTTAGTATTCTTTCCTCTGCCTGACGTATAAATACAGGCAAATTGGTTACAAAAGACGTTTCATCGTTCTCTGCGTAGTCTTGTATCGCTGTTTTTAACTGATCGTATGTAAAACTCATGGTGTCACCACCGATACGGTGCCCACGGCACCTTGTAAAGCGTCAGTTATTTCGAGTTCCGAAGGCATTTCTGCTGTTCCCGCTGTACTCCAGTTACCATTACCTAAGTAAACAATACCGTTTGTAGTAACAATAAGAAAAGCACTGGTAGGGTTTGGCGAGTCTGGCCTAGCGCCTTGTAACGCCTGCGGATCAGACACGGTTCTAAACGGACCCAGTTGTGGTTGCTTTGGTTCGTACTCATCCGGACCCACAAGCAATCCGTTCCACTCTTTTTTCATCACCTTGTAGGGGTATCTGAAACCAGAGCGGTCTGAAATAGCGTATGAATTTTTACCAGATGCGTACTTTGCCATCAGCCCGTCCTATAGTATTCATATCTAGGAACAACGTTAAACGAAGACCTATCACGATCCTCAGTTGCTGCCCTATCAAATTCTTCTTCATACATAGCTTTAAGCATCTGAACTCTGTTCGGAGCCCTTTTCAAAGCAATGTAATAGGCTAATCCTGCGGCCAAACACGGATAAAACCTAAAAGGTAGGTCCATTGTGTTGGTGTAAACGTCCGCATCGTCCATACGAGTCAGTGCATCGTAGTAGATAACGTCCGTACTGTTCTGTGGAACAGGCCAAATTTTAAGGTTTGGAGTGATTTGACGGTCTAAAAAAAACTGATTAGGCCTACTTTGTGTCGTTTTTGTCGGAATTGTCAGATACTCATCACGACTTAAACGCTCTAAAGCATAATCTGTGCCGTCTCTGCGGATAATTACAGACAATACGTCAATAATATCGCCACTCAGGTTATATTCTCCCGTGCCTTGCACAAGAGTTAAAGAACGCTGTTTAATGGTCCACTGGTTCAACCCACGGTTAGCCCAGTCGGCCAGCAATAGATTTAACGAACGCTTTGCCGTCTTTAGGTCGTAACCAGTACGCACCTCAAGGCCACATCGCTCAAACGCTTCTTCAACGTATTCAGCAACGTCCAGTTCAAAATCTTTGCTATTAGAAACAGTCATTATTTCTTCTTCTTAACCATTCCACCGCCGCGCATTTTCTTAACCATGCCGCCGCCGCGCATTTTTTTAACCATTCCACCTGCTCTCATTTTTTTAGCTGGTGCTTTTTTCTTACGAGGTTTCATCGCCATTTTTCAGTCTCCTGTATAATTGCTTTCGCTTATCAAATATCTCACAAGCGTTGTATTCGCCATCATAACTATCATAATATCCCTTTTTGTCCAACTTGTCTGCTGCTTCTTGTAGCTTGGACAATCGTTGTACGAATATCATGCTGTATTCGGTATCAGTCAATGCTTCAATGGCGGTTTGTTCGGAGGCTTCGGTCACCTCGTCATCTGGGTGAAAACCCATCAACCATATGTCTTTATCAATAAAAGTACCCGCAGCAATAAATTCGTTCATTGCATAAAAGTAGTCATGAAAAGCTTCAGGTTCTTTGTCGTTAGCTAAATCTACAATAACGACAAGCTCAAAATTGTCATCAAATTGTGAAATACACGAATATAAGGTCTGATAAGAATCGTCATACTTGAACAAAATGGCGACTTTATCTTCCATCCACGCTTTTCTAGCGTAGGGACACGGGGGCAAATCGTTGTAGTAAGAACTAGGCTTTTCCAACACCTCTGTAGACCACTGCATAATTTCTTGCACAATGGCTTTTTCTACAGGCTCGTTGTAAAAAGCTACGTTCATGATCGACTCACAGCCCCTTTTGTTTTTTTTCTTCGGTTTTCTAATACCTTACCGCAGCCTCTAGCAATGACTCCGCCATTACCTTTTTTTACCACTTTGGCGGCTTTGGTGTTTGAAACCACTTGCTTTCCTTTAGCGCCTTCACGCTTCTTTTTACGAGCCGTCGAAGCCCTTTCAGACTTGCTAAGACTATTAGCTTTAGATCGAGGTAGGCACCTGTCAGGATTTTTTTTGTTTTTTGAAGTACCGCATTTACCTGCGATATTGCCTTGGCTATCAATTCTGACCCAATCTTCATCGACCCAATCCTTTAACTTGCCCATTATTACTTTTTCCCCTTACTTTTTTTTGCATAGTTAGGGTCTTTACAATATTTAGAGGCTGCCATGTTGGCATAAGCACTAGGGTAAGTGTCGAAAGTACGTTCGGCCCACGCTTTTCCTTTGGGGCATATCTTGCTTCCTTTGCTTTTAGAGGAAGCTTTTTTTGATTTTTTAGAATACGCCACACGGTCACCCTAAAAATTTCTGCACAAAAGGTGCGATTATAATCAAGACCGCCAGTGCCCAAAGCTTTACGTCCAATGCCGATAAGGCGCTCTTATGTTCAGCTAAACGCTCTTCTATTCTCTGATACCTGAGATTGCACTCAGCCTCATGTTTTTCGAGTTTAGCTAATACTTCTTTCACTTCCATGTACTCATCACCACGCTTTACAAGACCAGTATCTGGCACTAAATTTATCTTTGGCCGTGTCACAGGAATGTCGTGCGCGGAAACTTTTACGGTTTTTAGGTTGGTCTTTTTTAATAGACATCTTAGGGTCCCCAAATCTAACAAGTTTAATCTCAGAGCCCTTTTTAGCCAGAACAGCACTCTTTTTCTTTGCACCGGGGGTTCTTTTTGGTTTGTTGTAACCTGCAAAGGTTTCTCCCCGGTACTTAATTCTCCCTGATGGAGTTCGAGTAACGTTCTTTGTAGTAGCCATGCTAACCCTCAGTTAAAAAACACCGTTACGTTGGTGACGTTGGTTAGAACAGCAAAACACCCGTCAGAAAACAACATTCCTTCATCGGGTAAGTACACGTTATCG